CGCTCCAGAACTCCTCGTCGTCCGGCAGTTCGGCGTTGCCGGGCGCCGCCTCCAGGACCCGGTCCTCCTGCTCCTGCAGCCACGCCTCGACGCCGGTCGCCAGCTCCTCTTCGAGGCCGTCGCGTGTCCGCTCGACCTCCCGATCGCGCCGGTACGCGGCAAAGGCCGCCCGCATTGCCGCCGGGGTCTCTTCGGGCGGCTGCTCCTCGTCGGCGTCGGGCTCCTCGCCCTCGGGCTCCGCATCGGGTTCCGGCTCTTCCTCTTTCGCCGTCAGGTCGATCGTCGGCATCCCGGCCCGGTGCCGCAGCCAGCTCTCGTCTTCCTCGCTCCACTCCAGCAGCCCCTGTACCTGCTGCAGCCAGCTTCCGAGCTGGGTCAATGCCGGTTTCTCCACCTTCTTGTGCGCGAGCTGCGGCGGCTCGGTCAGCCCCGGGTAGGCCAGCCGGTTGTAGGCCATCAGCCGCGCCACCCCAAAGCGATTGATCACCGTGGCCATGCGGTCCAGGAGCCCGTCGACCGCCATCAGGAACAGGATGCTCTTGTCCTGGCCCAGCGCCCACGACCCGGTCTGCCCCGTGCCCAGGTCGAGGAAATCGCAGAGCAGCGTCTGCATCATCTGGCGCCGCTCGTACTTCATCTGGTTGAGCAGGCTCTCCGCCGAGGTATTGTGCACCGTCTCCAGCCGGAACTTGACGCCCTGCGGAGTGGACACGAACTGTTTTTCGCCGACGATCAGCGCCTCGCCGGTCGCCTTGATCCGCGTGTTGTCCGCGTCCTGCGCCTTTTCCTCGATCTCGAAAACGGGCAGGCCGATGAACGTCCGTTCCCAGGCGATCCCCGAGATGATGTGCAAATTCTTCAGGAAATACCACGGCTCGTAGTTGCTCTCGCCCAGCGCCCAACCTTCCGGGTTGTTGCTGTCCCGCTGCCCGCGGTAGTGCAAGCTCTTCTCGATCGGGATCTCGATCTCTTCGTAATCCGGCGCCGGCCGCTGCACGAGCGCGCTCACGCCCCCGGCTGCGTCGAACTCCCAGCGGTGAAAGCTGCTCTGCCGCCGCGGTGCCCACTTGCGCCAGCCGATCAGCCCGTCGTCGTACCGGCTCTCCGCCCGCCCGTTCGGCCCTTGCCGTCGCTTGTAGCACAGCTCCTGCCAGGCCCACCCGAACCACACGCACATCAGCGCGTCCTCGATCGCGTCCTCGATCGTGTGGCTCATGTCGCGGATACATTCCTCGCAAAACTCCACTGCCCGCTTGTCGTCGTCCGCCTTGCCGCCCGGCTCGAAATACCAGCTCGCCGTTCGGGCCAGGAGCACCTCCGCGTTCAGCATCGAGCGGATCGTCGGGTCGCGCCGCCGCATCTCGTCGTAGATGGCATAGGCGTCTGGCCACTCCAACTTGCTCGTGTAGGCCTCGGCCACCTGGCCCGACCACTGGACCAGCCCCGTCTTGCCCTGTTCCATCAGGTCTATGGCAGCCACGCGCCCACCCTCTCACGCTCGTATGGGCGGACCTGCGTGTCCGCCCCTGCGGCCGCGCCCACCCGCTCGCCGAATAGATCGAACATGCTGGCCACCGGCTCGCCGCGCGGTACGTCGTCCCATCCCACGTAGCCCGGCAGCATCTGCCACGCCCCCGACACGGCGTCGACCATGTCGTCCGCGCTGCCGTTCGGGAATCCCACGCACTGCTCGACGAACGCGTCGTTCCACGGCCCGCGCACCAGGTAGACGAGCCCGTCCTCGATCCGCGTCGCCCACAGCTGTGCCCGGGCCACCTTGTCGCCGACCTCCTTCGGGTTCACCGCCGCGATCGAGCGCAGCTGCAGCCGTTCGTCGTCCCGGAAATCCTGGTAGTAGCCGTCCTGCTGCCCGGCCACCTCGATGCCCTGTACCACCGCCGCATCGTCCTCGAGCATCGTCCGCACGATGCCCCCGCGCGCCTCCGACCACGGCGGCCGGAGCTCGCGGACGTCGGCGATGTAGAACCGCTTCTGGCTGTCACGCCCGCACTTGGCGCCCGCCAGGCCGTGCGCCCGCTCGCTGCGCCCCACGCTCAGGTCCCAGTAGCGCACCCACCGTACCTCGGGCGGCACCTCGGCCGCGTCGATGATGTGGATCTGCTGAGCCTTGATCACGTTTCCCTCGAGGCGCCGCGGACGCTGGGCATAGAGCGCCACCCAGTCGTAGCCGATCGTGTTCGCCTTGCGGCTCGCCAGGTCGTCCAGCGGGAACTCCTCCGGCCACAGCGGCTCGCCCGGCGCCCGGCCCAGCGGGTCGACCCCGCGCCACCAACCGGCCCGCAGCGCCTTGACGAACTCCTCGCGGTCGAACTCCTCTGCCCACTCCTCCGCGATCGCGGGCAGGCACAGGATCTCCCAGCGGTCGGCGTCCTCGTTGTCGACCATCTCCTTGATCAAGTGCCCCGCCAGGTCGTCCGGGTGCCACCGGGTCAGGATCAGGACCACCGCCGCGCCCTTTTCCAGGCGGCTCTGCGCGTCCGCGCTCCACCACTGGATCACCTCGCGCCGCTTGGCCTCCGATTCCGCCTCGATCCGGTTCTTGTGCGGGTCGTCGATGATGAACAGGTGCGCGCCCTTGCCCGTGATCGCCCCGCCGACGCCCGCAGCAGCCAGGCCGCCGCTGCATCCCTGGAGATCCCAGCTCTCCACCGAGCGGCTGTCGTCGCTCAGCGTCACCACCGGGTTCCCGCTGCGATCCCCGAAAACCGCGCGGTAGCGATCGCTGCGGATCGTGTTGCGCGCGCGGCGGCTGAACCCGGTGGCCAGGCTGCCGCCGTACGAGGTCAGGATGATCCGCTTGTCCGGCAGGTGGCCCAGGAACCACGGCGGAAACAGCACGCTGCAGCTGGTGCTCTTCCAGTGCCGAGGCGGCATGAACACCATCAGCCGCCCGATTCCCTCTTTACCCTCGGTGGCCACGTACTGCTCGACCTGCTGCAGCTTCTCGGCCAGCAAGGCCAGGTGGGCGGCCTCCGGATAGTTGGGCTCGACGTAATGGCAGAAATCGTAGAACTCGCGCTTCGCGAGTTGGCGCTGCGTCAGCTCCAGTTCCGCCCGCTCGGCGTCACTCAACATCGTTCCGTGCCTTCAGCGCCGCCAGGCGCCTGCGCAGCCGGTCCGTGCTCTGGTCGCTCAGGTCCTCCGGCAGCCCTTCCCGGTCCCCGTCGAACTGCTCCATCGCCCCGATCAGCTCCAGGTAGGTCCGCCGGTCGGCGTGGTTCCGCCCGCTCGGCGTGCTCGCGGACTCGACCAGCGCCTCCATCACTGCCGGCAGCGCCGAAAAGACCCGGTTGCGCAGCAGCTGGATCGCCTCCTCTTCCAGCGCCGGGTTGTCGCGCCGCCACTCGCGCAGCCGCCGGTCGCTGGCCAGCCCCAGGATCTCCGTGGCCAATTGGTGCTGCGTCTTTGGCTCGCGGTGCCCCTCGGGCATGGCCAGCCAGGCGATATAGACCGCCTTGCGCCAGTCCCAGCCGCGGGCCCGCAGCTCCCAGTAGACATCGAGCCACGGGTACGGCCCCTCGTTCGCCTCGAACACGCGCCGCGACGCCGCCGCCTGCAGCTGCGCCTCGTCGTATTCGTTGACCTGTGCCTCCAGGCCCGGCAGGGCCTGGGGCTCCATGATCTCAGTCATATGTCAGTGATACTTTCTGCCCGCTCTCAGCATTAACTGTAGATGGCAAAGAGAACCCCAATCGGGACGATCCTTGAATCGTTCTTTTACAGCCTCACGCCATAATAGATAGTCCCACCTCTTCTTAGCTCTCAGAGGATAGGAATCAAAAATCTCCACTAGCCAAGCGCTTTCCTTTTTGTTCGTGATCTGAAATCGCGCCATCTTCGTAGGGTGCTTGCGTCCATCTTTTACGCAATGGTCATAGATAAATACTGTCCCCATACCGAGTTGGTTCCTAATCTCATGTAGAATATCAATATCGTCCGCTCTCAAATTGATGAGGAATCGCGTATCATACCGGCCAGGTTTGTATTCAATGATCTGAAAACATCCCTCACCATCCGTGAAACCCGCAAACCAGTGTCCAAAAGCCTCATCCATATCCCCGTACCCGCGTATTAGTGATCACGACCTCGGCGATGAACCGGAGGCGGGGCGGGGGGTTCCGCCGTCCGGTCCATCGCCCAGGTCGCGATTCCAGTCCTCCCGCGTCGCCGCATCCCCGATGCACGGCCGCCTGGCCAGCAGCGCCCGGATCCCGCTGATGTCCTCGCGGTTGTGGTCGATCGTGCTCACCAGCATGGCCACTCCGGTGGCGATCTCGGCCATCGTCTGCGTCGCCCTCTGCCAGGCGGAGGTATTGCGCTCGATCACCTGCACCAGTTGCTGGCGCTCCTCGAGGTGCTCGCGGCGCTGCACCTCGAGGCGGTCATCACGCTCTTGGAGCTGCCGCTTGAACTCGCGCTGCAGGATCCAAATCGCGAATATGGCCACCGTTGCGATGGTCGATTTCTCGATCAGCGATGCCCAGAGCGCCGGGTCCACGGTCATCGCCCGCTACGCGATCGATGCATCTCCTGCGGCCCGGGCTTGGGTCCGCCCAGGCTCTTCAGCAGGTCATTCACCAGGTTCGCCCCGCCGCCGGCGACCAGGGCGCTGAG